CTATCCTTGCCTCAATCAGCCGTTCGGCATCTGACGCTATTGAGCGTTGCCTTAACTGGATGTGCGAATGGGTTGGCGCACCACAGGAGGCAGTCTTCAATCTCAACACGGACTTTGGCGCTGCACGGATGCAACCGCAAATGGTAACGGCTCTTTTGAGCGCATACCAAGGCGATGCAATGCCACTGTCGGTTTTATTCGACAACTTGCAACGCGGCGAACTTATCCCGCCAACTATGGAGTTTGAGGAATATGAAGCGCAGCTAGATGATAGCGGCCCTAGCTTTGACCAAGATATTCCAGATGAAGCGCAAGACAATGTGCCGGATGATGGTCTGCTGAATAGTATCCGCGCTAGGTTAGGTTTGTAAGCATGGCTGTGAGCGAGGAAATCATCGCCTCGCTAGTTGAGGCGGTAGCTGCGTTAAATCAACGCGTAAATGACGCTGCGTCACGCACATTGATAGCGGGGCCACAAGGTGAAACTGGGCCACAAGGTGAGGCTGGAAAAGATGCACCTCCTGTTACTGACGAAGAAATCAAAGCTGTTGCTGTCGCTTGGCTACAAGACAACATCACGCAGCCAGAGAACGGCATTGACGGCAAAGACGGAGAGCAAGGGCCACAAGGTCGTCCACCAACAGACGAGGAAATCCAGCTTGCGGTCAACATCTGGTTTGAAATCAACCGTGATACATTGCGTGGCCGCGACGGTAGAGATGGTGCTGACGGTGCTAATGGTAACGATGGCCGCAATGGCATTGATGGCCGTAATGGTAGCAATGGTTCCAATGGCGCTGATGGTGTCGGCATTGCATTGGTGGAACAGCGTGACGAAACATCTTTCTGGATAACCCTGACTGACGGGCAAGAGTTTCAGATTGAACTACCTATTGCCAAGGTTAGGACAGCCGCTGCTTTTGGTGGTGGCACTCCTAAGCCTGTTTATCTATCCGCCGTTGACTTGCAAACGCAAACTCACGCTGCAAACACTGCAACGGCGATGGAATTTGACACAATTCTAGAAAACTATGGCATAACGATTGAAGATAATGTGCGCGTAGTGTTCAATGAAAGTGGATTGTATAACATCCAATTCAGCGCACAGTTGCTTAATTCTGACAGCCAAGAGCATGACGTGAGCATCTGGCTTGCACGCGATGGCGTAGCGGAGCCTGATAGCTGCACGGATATTACTGTGCCGAAAAAGCATGGTAGTTATAATGGCGCTGCTGTTGCCGCATGGAATTTTTATTATCGGGTTGAGAAAAACGAATACTTCCGGTTAATGTGGTCTGCGCCTAGCGCATTGGTTTACATTGCAGGATTGCCAGCGCGAACCGCACCCGTTAGACCAGTTACACCATCCATAATTCTAACAGTCAATAAAGTTGCGCCTTGACCGTATCCGACCAACTTCATGACCTAATCATAATTCGGCAACTGCTTTTGCAGCGCATTATCGGTGGGCAGGATGCAGCCATCAATAAGCAACTGGATGCAATAGCCGCTGAAATCGAAAAGGCATTGAGGGGCGATGAACTTACTACATATAAGGGCAAGCGTTTAACCAAGGCGATTGAGGAACTAAAGGCGATTATGTCGCTGCAAACGCCTGACCTATCTAAGTTAGCCGCTGCCGAAGCATCATTCCTGCAAAGTGCGTTTGTATCTATCGGCATAGATACCGTGATACCACCCGCCTCTGTCGTCGATACAATCGCTAAGTCGGCGCTTATACAAGGTGCAACAATTCGGGACTGGTTTAGCCGCTTGAACCAATCAGCAAGGTTTGACATTGAACGCGCCATTAAGAACGGCGTAACGCTTGGGCAGACAAACAGAGAAATAGCTAGGGCCATTGTTGGCAACGGTTCGGACAAAGGCCCACAGGCGCTTGCCAAGGCACGGCGCGATGCAATGGCAATTACACGCACGGGCGTTCAAACTATTGCGAATGAGGCGCGGATGGCTGGCTTGATGGAAAACCAAGACATCATCAAGGCCGTTCAATGGGTTTCAACCCTTGATAGCCGCACTAGCAACATTTGCATGGCCCGTGCAGGCAAAACATGGACGTTCCCTAAATTCAAGCCAATCGGCCACTCTATACCTTGGGATGGTGGGCCACCCGCTCATTGGGCGTGTCGCTCAAGCTTCGTGCCTATTACAAAGTCATTTGCCGAGATACGGGGCGAAGCAGCCGCGAAGGAAATATCGCAAACTACCCGTGCCAGCATGGATGGGCAAGTTGCGGCGGATTTATCATTTGACCAGTTTCTAAAGAACAAGCCAGCGTCATTTGCGGACAAGATGCTCGGCAAGGGCAAAGCCCAATTATGGCGCTCTGGAAAGATTACGTTGTCGCAGTTATTAGACCAACGCGGCAACCCGCTCACGTTAGAACAGTTATCTCGCCTATAGTATTATTGTTCGCGCCGTGATAATAAAAGAATTATGCCAAAGCTGTGCCGAGGCATCAACCGCCCTAGTGGGGCAACATTAGTCCAGAGGACAAACAACTATGAGTGAAGAACGGATAGCAGAGTTAGAAGCAGCGGTGGAAGCACTTAGTGGCAAAAACCGCGAACTTTTAGGTGAAATCAAAGTTGCTAAGGCGAAAGCCAAAGGTGCAGAGATAGACCCAAACGATTTTGTTGCGCTTCAGACTGAAAATGAAACGCTTAAATTGCAACTCGATAAAGCGACCAAGGATAGCACCAAGACGATTGAAACACTGACAAGCACCATTGCTGAAAAAGACGGTGCGTTGCAGTCCTATTTAATCGACAATGGGCTAAACGATGCGATGCTAAAAGCTGGTATCAAGACCGAATTTATGGCTGCCGCGAAGGCCATGTTAAAGTCGCAAACCAAGCTGTTGGCAGAGAATGGTCAATACTCCGCACTCATGGGTGAAAAGCCGCTGAATGAAGCAATTGCTGAATGGGCCGCTGGCGATGAAGGTAAGCACTTCGTTTCCGCACCCGCGAACTCTGGTGGTGGAGCCACTGGCGGTAATGGCAACAGCACTTTTATAGCACCCAAGGGCAACCTCGGTGGCGATAAGGGGCAGCGGGTAAACGCAATTAAAAATATGTTCCCCGACTTACCATAAGGATTTTGAATTATGTCACTTTCGCAAATGAAGGTATTTAACGAATACGTTATGCCAGCTACCATTGAGACACTGGCTCAAATGGTTGAGAAGTTTAACGCAGCATCAAACGGCGCAATCCGTTTGACCACAACTGGCTTTGACGGCGACTTCTATCAGGAAAGCTTCTTCGCTGCCGTGCATAGCGCACAGCGCCGCGTTGACCGTTATGCAAACCAAGCATCTGCAAGCGCAACCGACCTGACGCAGCTTCAGTTGAACGGCGTTAAGGTTGCTGGTGGTTTCGGCCCAATCCGCTTTGAGCCTTCGCAGCTTACATGGTTGCAGAAGCCTACTTCGGAAGGCATTGAAGTTGCATCGCGTAACTTTGCTGAAGCTTTGATGGCTGACCAGTTGAACACCGCAATCGCTGCTCTTGTTGCTGCAATCGCCAACCAAGGCGCTGCAACGACTGTAGACGTTTCGGCTGATGAGGCTGTAACCTATGGCACGATGAACTCTGCTAACGCTTTGTTCGGTGACAATTCGTCAAGCATCGTTGCAAACGTCCTGAACGGCGCTGCGTATCACAAGCTGATTTCGCAGAACCTGACCAACGGCGCACAGTTGTTCGTTGCACAGAACGTGCAAGTTGTAGACATCCTTGGCCGTCCTGTCATCGTGACTGACGCTCCTGCGTTGTATGCCGCTGGCACTCCTAACAAGTCGAAGGTTCTTGGCTTGGCAGATAGCGCAGCCATCGTCTATGACGGCGGTGACGTTATCAGCAACATCGAAACCAGCAACGGTCAGACCCGTATCGAAACCACCATGCAGGTCGATTACACCTTTGGCGTGGCCCTTAAGGGTTATAGCTGGGATGTTGCCAACGGCGGCAAGTCGCCAACGGACGCAGAACTCGCCACTGGTTCCAACTGGGACAAGGTTGCCACCTCCATCAAGCACACTGCTGGTGTTCTTGCTATCGGTGACGCCGACGCATAATAATAAGGGAATGGGGCTGTCAATAATGGCAGCCCCTAACCTTTATATAAGGATTGTTTATGGCTAAAATCATTTATGAGCCGCATCCCATTAGCCCCGCACGGAAAGCTAAGTTGCAGGCAGAGGGCTATAAAATCATTGATGCTATTTTTGCTCCAGCCGGAACACCAGTGCATCAAAAATTAGACATAGAAGAATATGTCGAAGAAGCTGCCGAACTTGAAATTGAAGTAGAACTTGAGGCGGTGGATGAACCTGAAGAAGATGCGCCAATAGCGCATGAAACCAAGGAAGCACCGTCGAAGCCATTAAAGCGTGGCCGACCTAAAAAGGATTGATACATGGCGTTCGTAGTCGAAACAGGTGCAGGGCTTCCTAATGCTAATAGCTATGTCAGCGTTTCGGCTGCGAATAGCTATGTTACTGACCGTGGCATAACTGGCTGGACGGAACTAAGCGACACCATAAAGCAGCAATCATTGGTCAAGGCTACAGATTATCTGGAAGCCACATATCGCGCCGCATGGAAAGGTAACCGTGTTAGCGAGACACAGGGATTGTCATGGCCGCGTTATAACGTGGTAGTAGATGGCTTTAACTTTGCCAGCAATGTCGTGCCAACACAGGTTGTAAATGCTTGCATTGAAATGGCGCTACGGGCTGCCGCTGGCGACACGCTTCTTGCCGACCAAGGGCAACGGGTAAAGCGCGAAAAGATTGACGTAATTGAGATTGAATATCAAAATTATTCAGACCCAACGCAACGCTATCCCTTAGTCAACCGTATGGTTATGCCATACCTACTTTCGGCATCCGAAAGCGGGTTCGCTGTGGTTAGGCCAATCCGCACATGAGTAGCCAAGCGCAAACAGCATCACGGCTGCTTGCTAAATATGGCGAAGCTGTGTCCATCATCTTTCCCGATTATAGCGGCACAGACCCTATAACTGGTGAGCCTGTAGGCGATGCGGAGGACACAGTGATTGTCGCCAAGGGCTACCCATCACTTTATCAAAAGCAGGACATAGACGGCGCGACAATTCAGGCTGGCGATATACGCCTAATCCTTGAACTGATAAGCGAACGACCCGCTGTAGGTTGCTTGGCGACTGTAGACGGCACGACATATAGAATAATGAATGTGCAGCCTATTCGCCTTACGGGTGAGGATGTCATTTATATTTGCCAGATAAGGGCTAATTGATGATACCTATAGGCCAGCGCGTATTTTTCCCATCGCAATGGGATAGTGGCATCATGGACAGCGTTTTATATGACACGCATGACGAAGTGATTGCGTATATAATCCGGCTGGATAACGGCAAAAAAGTGGCAATAGATATGCAAGTCGTGGAGTGTTTGGATGAGTAATTTCAAAATCGCCGCTGCGCTTGCTACGCAATTAGATACCCTTAATTTGCCGACGCATTGGGAAAACAGCAACTTCACACCTGTCGCTGGCCAGATTTATGTATCTGAAAGCCTGTTGCAAGGCACAACTATTCCTATAGGCATTGCCACTGGTTCAAGCGATGAACTGGGCGGCATCTATCAGGTGCTTGTTTATGCGCCTATGGACGCTGGCAAGGGCGCTGGCAGGGATGTTGCCGACACTGTAGCTGGTGCATTTCAGCGCGGCGCTAGATTAGTTTATGACGACTGCACGGTTACAATCCAGAACGTTTCGCAAGCCGCCGCGTTTGTGTCCGGCGATAGGTGGGTTATTCCCGTTAGTGTTGCTTATCGCGCATTTGCATGAGCACCTTTAATTTAGACATAAGCAATTTTGTGGCCAAGACCAGCAAGACCGCTGACGCTGAAGTGCGAAAGATATGCTTAGACTTGCTGACTGGCATTGTGCTTAAAACGCCTGTTGATACGGGCCGTGCAAGAGCGAATTGGTTTACTAGCGTTGGCAGCCCTAGCGGTAATGTCACAGAGGCTACAGACGCAAGTGGTTCATCAACTATATCCAGCGCCCTCGGCCCCATATCAAGGGCGACTGGTAACGTCCTATGGATTACGAATAACTTGCCTTACATTTATAGGCTTGAGTTTGAGGGATGGTCGAAACAGGCTCCGGCTGGCATGGTGCGCGTAACCATCAACGATATTACGCGACAACTAAGATAGATGACGTGGTGATAAAAAAATGTTACAACACTCAAACCATTTGCAATTGGAGTAATTAAAATGTCTGATATTGTTTCTTCCGTAGGCACTATTGTGTCGGTTTCAACTGCCGTTCCTGCCAGCTATAACGCTACGGGCTTTGGTGCGCTTACTTGGGCCGCTTGCGGCGAATTGGCTGAATTGCCTTCGTTCGGCGCTGAAGCTGCACTTGCTACACATACGCCATTGGCTACTGGCATTGTCGCCAAGCGCCGTGGTTCGCTGAACTATGGCTCGGTAGCATTGACTATGGCTGTATCCGATGACGATGCTGGCCAAACCATTCTGCAAGATGCTGCTGAAGCTGCCGCTGGCGCTGACGCACAGGTATCGGTCAAGGTTGTGCTTGTAAACGGCGAAATCCAGTATTTCACCGCGCAAGTTATGTCCTACAAGGTCAATGTCGGCAATGCTGACGCCATCACGATGGCTGAAGTTACGCTTGAAATCGACAACTCAATTATCAAGGTATAATTAGCTTAATAGCTAAACGAACTTGGGTAGGCAAATCACTATCCGGCTTGCCTACCCAAGACAAAAAGCCGGATATTTAGAGGGATAGTTTCTAATGGATTTAAGCAAATTAAAGCCTGTAAAGGCTGAAGAAGGTGCAGTGCTACAGATTATTCATCCGGAGACGGAAGAAGAAATCAAGGGCATGACAATCACCCTGCTAGGCCAAGACAGCTCGGTCTATCGCAAAATTCAACTAGCTAAACAGCAAGCAATCCTTAACCGCATGGGCAAGGGCAAGAAAAACATTGAACTTGATGCAGAACGTATCGGCAATGAAATCATTGAGGAAATGGTTAAGCTTACAACTGGCTGGACGGGCTTCCAGTTGGACGGCAAAGACCTAGAGCCTACGCCCGATAACGTGCTTATGGTTTACACCGAATGGACGTGGATTAAAGACCAAGCGCAGGAGTTTGTGAACAACCGCGCCAACTTTTTTCGCTGAAACGATTGAGCGGCTTAAGCTTTATATAAAGCAATCGGCGTGGTTGAACACCATACCAGAAAAGCAAAAGAGACCAAGGCGTGAAACCGTGGGGAGTGTAGTGCTTCCCACGGTTCATGCCGGAAGCTATTTGCTAGGGATGCTTTTCGATGTTGGCCCTGTCAAGCCAATGCCAATGTCTGCCCCTGTAGCTATAGATGAAATTGACCTATGGGCCTACCAAGCCAACCGTTCTATTTCTTTGCTGCCTTGGGAAGCGGAAGTCATTAGGGATTTGTCGCGTGAGTATGCTTCCATGCTTGCCGAAGCTTCTGCACCAAACTGCCCACCGCCTTATTTCCCGTCTAAATCAATGGATGAAGAGCGCAGGCGCAAGGTATCGCAGGCCATGAGTGATTTTGCGAATAAACTGAATGCAAGTAGAGGTGTTTAAGCGTTGCTGATTATGCTATAAAAAGGCATAAGTTATCTTGACTACATAAATGGGGAACCACTTTGGCCGACCTTGCCAGCCTAAAGATTAGCGTTGACAGCACCGATGTGCGGAAGGCTGACGCTGACCTTGCGGAAATGTCCAATAGTGCTGGCCGCACCTCTGCATCTATGGACAGGATGATTGCAGCCAATAATCGTATGTCGGCTGCTCTGCAAACGTCTAACAAAGCCACCATTGATGCTGTCAAATACATCAACAGCCTTTCCTATGAACTGGAAACTGTTGGCAAGTCGGCGCTGCAACTAAGGGCCATTGAGATACGCATGGCGGCGGCAAGAGCGCCAACTGCTGAATTGCAGCAAGAGATACGCTCACTGGGCGCACAGCTACTGATTGCAGAACGTAATGCGGACAGGGCGTCTGGTGGTGCTGCTACTGGTATTACTGGCATGGGCAATTCGTCCAAGCTGGCATCGCACCACAGCATGAACTTGTTTCACCAACTTAACGACGTCTTTGTCAGTTTAAGTAGCGGCCAGAAGCCAATGACGGTGTTTATCCAGCAAGGTTCGCAAATTGGCGGCATCATGGCGCAAGCTGGCATTGGTGTCGGCGGTCTGGCTAGGGCATTGCTCGGCATGGCCTCGGCGGCGGCTATGGCTGTTTTGACCAACCCTGTGTTGCTGGCGGCGGCGGCGGCGGCGGCGGCGGCATTTATCGCATTCAAAAGCTTCCAGAGTTCGGTCGAAGATAGCGGTGCTCTAAAGGAATATGCCAAAAGCCTTGGCTTGACCTCTAAGGAGATGAAAGACCTTGGGCCTATCGGCATTACGGCGATGGATGTCATTAAAGGCGTTTGGAACACCATTTCAGATGGCTTGGGCCTTCAAAGGGTGTTCTCCGCAATCGGCACTTTCTTTAGCCAATTATTTTCGGGCATTGCAGAGACCGCGTTTGAATTGACGGCTGGATTATATGGCGTCTTTGTCGGAACCTATAGGGGCATTATCAGGGTATGGGATATGCTTCCCGCCGCTTTTGGCGACCTTGTAATTAGCGCCGTCAATGCGACCATTCGCGGTCTTGAGGGCATGATTAACTTGGCCATCGGCGCAATCAATAAGTTGGTGACGCAGGCGAATAAAATTCTGTCGTTGCTGCAAATGCCGACACTTAGCCTAGTGCCGACCATTGATATTCCAGAGATACAAAACAAATATGCAGGCGCGGCTAACAAGGCTGGGACTGCATTCGTTGGCGAGATTAAAAAATCTATTAGCGAAGCAAAAACGGCGATGGTCGCAACGGGTGGTGCGTTTGCTGATGGCGTAATGAATGCTTCTATGGACCGTCTAGCTGGCAAGGCTGATGGCATCATTGACGACAGGACGGAAAAGGCGCTCAAGGACAAAGCTGGCAAAACTGGTAAAGAGGCTGGCGAAAAGTTAGCTGAAGAATTTGCTAAAACTGTTCTTGCTATGCAGGCTGAAATCAACGTTACGTGGAGCAAAGAAGACGAAGACCGCATGAAGGCGATTGTTCAAGCAGATATGAAAGAGCTTGAGCAAACCATGATTGAAATGGCGCGGTTCAGTGAGTTGCAACAGGCAGAGAGGGCGCGTGTCCTTCAGCAAAACCTGAAAACTGCCCAAGATGGCGCGCAGATGATTGGTGACGTTATCGGTGGGAGCATCGGTGATGGCATTAAGCAACTGTCGGATGTTCTAACAAAGAACTTCCCTGATTTTATGTCAGAGATTGGTAAATCATTGGAAGGCATTAAAGGCACTTTCAATGATTTGCTTGGTGGCCTCGGCACAAGCCTAAAAGAACTTGGTGCATTCGCAGGAGTTGGCGGCGCTGCGGCACGGGCGACTGGCGGTAGCGCATTAGGCGGTTCAATAGGCGGTGCGCTCGGTGGTGTAGTTGGTAAGTCGTTTGCAGCATTAGGTAAATTCGGTGGCCCATTAGGGGCAATCGCTGGCGGCATTCTAGGCGGCGTTATCGGCGGTCTGTTGAAAAAGACAAAATCATCGTCTGCAACTATTTCGGCTGTAGCAGGCAGATTGGATGTTGGTGCGATTGTGGGCAGCAACTCGCAGTTTAGGCAGGCGGCGAACACACTGGCTGGCGCTGTAGTTAATGGCTTGAGCGAGGCAGCTAATCTTCTTGGCGCTGAAATTACGAACGCTATAAATATCTCAATCGGCCAGCGCGGTGACAAGTTTGTGGTTGATACACTTGGCCGTGGTCGCACAAGGGGTAGCGGCACAACTTCATTTGAGACTGAAGCCGAAGCTATCTCCTATGCAATTGACCAAGCTATTCGCACAGGTGTCCTTGGTGGCCTTCGCGCAGGAACGCAGAGACTGCTTCAAGGCTTTGGTGACCTTGAGGAGCGTTTAGCTGACGCAGTAAATTTTGAAAACGTATTCAAAGCAATGGAAGCTAGTGTTGACCCCGTAACTTTTGCGCTTGGTCAATTGGATACGAAGTTTGCTGGCCTCATTGAAACATTCCGTCGTGCTGGCGCGACTGCTGAAGAATTTGCAACGCTTGAGGCATACTATCAACGCGAACGCCTGCGGACTATTGAGGAGGCTAATCAGGCTGCAATTGAGAAGGCCAACACTGCGCGTGACGCATTAATTGAAGCTTATGAACGTGAGAGCGACGCTATCATATCAACGATTGAGCGTTTCAAGGATTTGGCGTCCAGCCTGCAAGACTTCCGCACGTCGCTTGCGGAACAACTTATGACGCCAGAGCAGATTTATCGTTCGGCACGCGCAAGATTTGAACAAGTATCGGCATTAGCTGCCACTGGTGACGAGCAAGCTATCTCGCAACTTATAGGCGTTTCACAACGGTATTTAGACACTGCCAAAACATTCTTGACGCCTGAAGAATATAACCGCGAAATTGCCAATGTCATGAGGGCGGTTGACCTTGCTATCGTGCAGACAAAAACACTTGAGGAATATGCACAAGGCCAATTAGACGCACTAAACGCATCGGTTGATGGTCTTATCACCCTCAATGAAAGCACGTTGAGTGTTGTGGACGCCATAAAGGCTTTGGAGACCGCCATTGCGGAGCGTGATAGGACTATTGCCGAAACTACACTGCGGTTTGATGCTGCTGCATTAACAGAAGCAGTTGATGAAGCAATACGAGATGCTTTCGAGCAATATGGTGGCGATTATTTCAATGTCCGTGGCTTTGCCTCTGGTGGCGACTTCGGCGGCGGACTTCGCATTGTCGGCGAGAATGGCCCCGAGTTGGAAGCAACAGGTGCAAGCCGCATTTACAACGCAGCGCAAACTGCCGAAATCCTTTCGGGTGGTGGCAACGTGGCTACTCAAATTGCGAACATGCGTAGCGAGATGCAGGCAGGCCTATTCGCGATTGCAAAGAATACCGGAAAAACATCTGACCAGCTTAACCGTTGGGATGGTGATGGATTGCCAGACACAAGGGATTGGGCAGCATGAGAATAATAACACCACAGCCTGTCACGCCTTCAACGCTCACTTCTTCCAACGTCGCTATTACTGAAACGCTTTGGACGGCTGGCACTTATACTACTGGAACACAACGCTACGAGGGCACAACACTTTATCAAGTAGTAGCATCGCCTAGCACGACTGACCAACCTAGCGTTGGTGCGGCAAAGACCGTGCCAACATGGACAGTGATTGGCGCTATTGGCCGCTATAAGATGTTTGATAACGTCATTAGCACTCAATCAACGCGCACTGGCACGATTGTCGTAACCATTGACCCGAACCAAGTTGTTAATGCCGTTGCTTTCTTTGGCATGGCTGGCAACACCGTCAATGTCGTAATGACTGACCCAGTTGAAGGCGTGGTCTATAACGAAACCAAAACGCTCCAAGACAACACCTTGATTGCTGATTGGTATGCGTATTTCTTTGAAGGCATATACCAATTGACGGACGCGGTTTTCACAGACCTTCCAAGCTATTACAATGCTAGTATCACGGCAACCATTGATGCAGGCGCAGCTACGGCTGCTTGCGGCGAAATGGTTATTGGTCGGCAATCTTTGCTTGGCGTTGCCAACTTTGGCACAAGCGTTTCTATTCAAGATTATTCCATTAAAACCACCGATGATTTTGGCAATGTTATTATTCAGCAAAGGGCATACAGTAAACGCGCCGACTATGACGTAACGGTTGAAACCAATCGCGTTTCCACTGTGCAAAAGCTGCTCGCGGACATTCGCACCACCCCGACTGTATTTATCGGAGAGGATGACAAACCAGAAACTGTCGTGTATGGCTTTTACAAGCAATTTAATATAGTAATATCCACACCAAGCATTTCTGATTGCTCTATTGAAGTCGAGGGACTTGTCTAATGCCAGCGCCAACTATCACGCCATTGCCCACACCACCATCGCGGTCAACTGACCCGACCAATTTTGCGATTGAAGCTGATGCGTTTGTTGCGGCACTGCCTGAATTTGCGACTGACGCTAATGCTCAAGCCAGTTATTTGGATGGCCTTGCAACAGCCGTTGATGCGGACGCTGCGATTGCTGCCGCCTCTGCGTCGATTGCTGCGGGTGCTGCTAACTATCAAGGCGATTACAACGCAGGAACAACTTACCAAATTGGTCAGAGCGTTAGCTATTCTGGACGCCGTTTTGTCGCTAAGACAGTCAACACAGGCGTAACTCCCGTCGATGGCGCAAACTGGCTGGTCATCAATGATGGCGATGTTACTGGGCCTTCTAGCGCAACTGCAAATGGCGTTGCACTTTATGATGGCACAACTGGCAAACTCATAAAAGCTGGGCCAGCACCAAGCACTGCTGGCAACTTGCTCACCAGCGACGGCACAACATGGGTATCTAGCGCACCGCCATCAAGCGCGGTCAATTATCCGCAGAATAGTCAATCAGCCAACTACACATTAGTAATTGGCGATGCTGGCAAGCAGATATTCCATCCTGCGTCTGATGGTGTCTCGCGTATATACACAATTCCATCTAATGCCAGTGTGCCTTTCTCAATTGGCACGGTGGTTCTGTTTACAGTGGAAAACGGCGGCACATCGGTTAATGTAGCGATTAATAGCGATACGTTGGTTCTTGGCTCCGGTCTGACAGGCACTGCGCCTGTATCACCTAATAACACGTTAATGGCTATCAAGGTCACCGCGACGAAATGGATGGCTAACTATCTAACTCAAGATGTGCCTATTGCGCCGTATGTGTTTGCTATATCACACGCTGATGCTGGCATTTTCCAAGATACTTATCCTTTTACCAGCGGAATTGGCTTTGGGACTAGGTATGCTAACCCAGTTACCACAATAAGCGGCAACGCATTATCTATTGATTTCGCACCTAGCGGGGACGCGGTAGTTTTTGCAAGTAATTCAAGCCCTTTCTTAGATGTCTACAGATGGAGCGGAAATGGGTATGGCACTAGATACGCAAATGCAGCATCACCCCCCGCTAACGCTTTAGCCTGCGCCACTTTTTCCTCTCAATCAAATGCTATTGCAGCGGTAAACGGCAGCTTCACACCTACCGTTGAAGCTTGGCGATGGGATAGCAATACTGGATTTGGCACTAAATACAGCAACCCAGCAACAGCTACTTTTAGCGCAACCCGTGCGGTAGCCTTCCACCCTTTAGATACTGCTGTCGCTGTATCTAACAGCAACTCACCATTTATAAATGCTTACGCTTGGACAAGTGCTTCAGGGTTTGGCACTAAATTCGCCAATCCAGCAACTCTGCCTGCTAATGGCCCGCAAACTGGGACGCCAAAAAACATTGCCTTTAGTCCTGCGGGTGACGCCGTTGCAATGGCACACTCAACCACGCCGTTTGTAACAGTCTATGCTTGGTCTGCTTCAGGCTTTGGCACTAAGTTTGCTAACCCTGCAACTTTGCCAGTATCAACCGGCTTTGGTGTAGCGTTTTCACCATTGGGCGATGCTATAGCAGTAACAAATGGCGGCTCTCCTGCGGTGACTGCTTACCCTTGGAGCGGTGCTGGTTTCGGCACAAAATACTCCAACCCCGCAACGCTTCCAACTGGTTCATACTCACCTTGCTTTTCACCAAATGGAGACACTTTAGCGGTAGGTGATGTTGGTTCGCCTTTTATTCGCGCTTACCCTTTTAATAGCGCAACTGGCTTTGGCACTATATACCCTAATCCATCCACGCTACCTACTGCCGCAGCTAACGACATCGCTTCAACATATAACTTCTAAGGCACATCATGAACTATACCCAACTTAGTGACGAATATAAATATGACGTAATTGCGGACGCAATGTATGCCCGTGAGGTCGAGCATTTTCATTATGACTTTGACCGCAAGAACTTTGAATATCTTTTGGCAAACGCTACGGATAACGAGTTTGCAGCGAACGTCGCAGAACGCCTCGACGCCACACGCAAACAGATGGGGAACGTGGTTTCTATCATGGCCGCATTACGGGAGCAGATTGACAACCAAGACGCGTATGACGCAGCCGTCATTCGTGTAACAGCCAAGCGGGAAGCAAAGGAAGCAGAATAATGTGGTATGTTCAAGCCCAAGGCGACACCTTTATCAGACACATCTTTGATGTAGAGCCTACGCAATGGGATGAGAATAACTATTGCTACGCCCGACGCTTGACGCCAGAACAGGTTGAACAATTTGGCGTCTACAAGAAGCAGATAGTAACACCGCCTTACTTTGACCCTGCAACGCAAGTTCGCGAGGAAGGCCCTGCCGTTCTAATAGATGGCGTCTGGACGCAGAACTACATCGTGTCAGACCTTGACGCAGACGCATCGGCAGCAAAGGTTAGCGCACAATGGGATATTGTTCGTGCTGAACGCGACCTGCTTCTTGATAAATGTGATTGGTGGGTAACAAAAGCCATAGAGAAAAACGCAACAATCAGCGCAGAGCAACAAGCATACCGCGATGCACTGCGCGACATAACAGAGCAAAGCAACCCATTTGAGGTTGTCTGGCCTACAGCACCACAAGCTTGATTAGGCTGCATTAATGGCTAATCCAGATGTCTTGTCATTGAAACTTGAGATGCTTCACAGCGATGTTGTGGAAGTAAAAACTGCGCTCAACAAACTATCGGAAGCAATCACTAAATTGGCACTGGTCGAGCAACAGCAAACGCAAACAGCCGAAGCGTTGGAACGTGCATTTAAGACCATATCCAAGATTGATGACCGCCTATCTGCACTTGAATTGGCAGCACCTAAAACCAAGGAAACATCTGGTTGGGTGGATAAGTTTATCCTCGCCGTCATCGTGGCGGCGATGGGCTTTGTCGGAACAAAGTTAGGCGCACTATAATGGCTGCTAAAGACCCAAGACTAAAGAAGGTTGGCGTTGAGGGTTATAACAAACCTAAGCGCACACCAAGCCACCCGACCAAAAGCCATGTGGTTGTGGCCAAGGAAGGCGATAAGGTGAAAACCATTCGGTTTGGTCAACAGGGCGTTTCTGGTTCCCCGCCGCGCAAGGGTGAAAGCAAAGCTGACAAGGCGCGTAGGGCATCATTCAAGGCGCGTCATGCGGAGAATATTGCCAAGGGCAAAATGTCGGCTGCATATTGGGCAGACAAGGTTAAGTGGTAGGAGTGCGTCATGCCGTTGATTAAAGGTTACTCACCAAAGAGCATATCTAAAAACATTAAGCGCGAAATGAAGCGCGGCCACAGCCAAAAGCAATCCGTGGCCATAGCTTTGTCGGTTGCATCTGAAGCAAAGAAAAAGCGTCGGAAGCGTTAGCCCCAAATGGCGTAATAGATGACGTAGAGCCAAGCGCATAGCCCGTGGACCATTGCCCATAGGATGCTTTTATTGACGCTCCAGCTTATAGCCACAGCCAAGCTTGCACCGACTACGCCAAACCATTCTGCTAATTTCATCGCATTGCCTTTCGTTAAAATCCAGTTTGTTGTGTATAAATAAATTATCTGCTAGGGCAAGCCTTATGAACAATTCCACTCCCCGCTGGGTGCGAACGGCCCAAAGCTTTGATGGCTTGAAAGAAGTGCGTGGCCCAAAGCACAACAATATCATTATCGGCTGGCTTGAAAAGCTAGGTGCTTGGTGGCGCGATGATGAAACGCCTTGGTGCGGCGTCTTTGTGGCGCACTGCATGAAAGAGGCCGGTCTGCCATATCCTAAGTTTTATATGAGGGCTAAGGCATGGGCTGATTATGGTTCGCTGTTGCGGCGTGACCGCTTGGCCGTTGGCGCTATTCTTGTCTTTGACCGTGAAGGTGGCGGACACGTTGGCTTCTATGTTGGTGAAGATGCTGGCCATTATTATGTTCTTGGTGGCAATCAGAAAAATGCTGTAAAAGAGTTGAAGTTAGGCAAGAGCCGACTGATAGCATCGCGCTGGCCAAAGGGTGAGCCTGTTATTGGAAAGCCTGTCTATAAGAGTGGTGGAGCAGTTTCCACCAATGAAGCGTGAGGAAACGGACATGAATAAAGACAAATTGTTTGGGGTCATTCGCACCATCGCTGCTGCTGGCTTCGGCTACATTGCTGGTCGCGGCTTGATTGATGGCGCTACGGCTGAAGCACTGGCTGGCGCTGTCGCAACCATTGGCGTTGCTGTATGGTCAGTAATGAGCAAGGCCCCTGCACCAGAGGCAGAATAATGAAACTCTTGACGGCCTTACTGGGTGTCCTAAACAAATTGTTGGGATTTTGGGTAGAGCATCGTTGGAAGCGGCAGGGCCGTCAAGATACCATCAAAGAAATGAACGAGGCTATCAATGAGCAAATTGCACTTGGCGAAGCTGCCATTGTTACTCCTGACGTTGAGCGCACTGAACGGCTGCGCGACCGTTTCGACCGTTCCCGTAAATAGCTATTGCGCTATTGCCAAGCCAATCACTTACGACGCCAAGCAAGACACGTCTGAAACAATATCTGAAGTCGAGCAGCACAACAGCGTCTTTATATGTTTGTGTGAGCAAGACTGTCCGAAAGGCTGATAGCCATGCACCCGTTAAAAATTGACCCTGCTTTATATGATTATTGCACACCGCGCCAAAAAGAAGTTTTAGAAGCAATAGAACGGTTTGGCAGCGCACGGGGGGCATCCACCGCGCTTGGAATGGCTATAGGCGGCGCAAGCGAGACCTATATTTGCGTCAAGAAAAAGGCAGCCAAGGCTGGCTATTCACCAGAGCATGACTTCACGCGGCCTGTGCCGGATGGCTTTGTCGCTAAGGGCGTTTCCACATACTACAACAAAGAAGGTAAACCATCAGGGCAATGGGTAAAGGCATCGCTAACGCACCAAGCCTTGCTGGACGCCATGCAAGAGGCGGTGGATGGCTTTAAGGGCGCTATAGACCCAGCCAGCCCTATCGCGGCCCCAGCGTCATCTGACGAGCATCTGTGCAATCTTTACACCTTCACTGATTATCACCTTGGGATGCTGGCATGGCATAAAGAGGGTGGCAGCGATTGGAATATCTCTATCGCAGAGCGCACCATAATTGCTGCACTGCAACAAATGATAGAACAAAGCCCCAAGGCTCACACGGCAGTTATCAATATCCAAGGCGACTTCCTGCATACGGATGGCAAGACACCTGTCACGCCAGCGTCAAAGCACGTTCTGGATGCTGACAGCCGTTTCCCCAAGATACGCAAGTCGGCAATCCGCGTCATTCGCTCAATGGTGGCCATGTCATTGCTGCGCCATCAAGACGTGCATCTGGTTATCGCTGAAGGCAACCATGACGAAGAAAGTGCTGGCTGGCTGGCTGACTTGTTCTCGGTGCATTATGAGGAGGAGCCTCGCGTCATTGTCAACGATAGCGTCCTGCCATTTTATGTCTTTGAATGGGGAACCACCATGCTAGGCATTCATCATGGCCACAAGGTCAAGAATGAAAGCCTGCCGCTGTTGTTTGCAGCACAGTTTCCGCAAGAATGGGGGCGCACTACCCGCCGCGAGATACATTGCGGTCATCGCCACCACAGGGACGAAAAGGAATATAATGGTGTCACGGTAGTCCAGCATCCAACTTTGGCTGCTCGTGACGCTTATGCCGCCCGTGGTGGCTGGATAGCTGACAGGGCGGCATGGGCTATAACGTATCATAAAAGGTTCGGCGCTGTTGGCCGCGTTATGATTACGACGGAAATGCTGGAAGTAAGTTAATCCTCAATATAATCCAGCACCCGCGCTATCGCCTTGATGATTTTTTTATACTCTTTGACATCACGGGTATCAATGACATCATTATCTATGGCCCACTGCGCTGTTTCCGCTGCATCCCTAAGACACGCGCAGACAATTCCGTTAAAAACCGTTGCTTCTATTTCAATCATCATTTTCCTTGCTCCTGTGTTGCGCCCAATTCTGTTAGCATCTTGCGTAAATCCTTTATTTGGTTTTGCGCTGCCCTGCCGTCAGAGGCTGAAATCGACAGCGTAATAAATCGGCTGCCAGCTTTTGTTTTGACGATAAACTTTCTATGCTTGCCGCCCGTTTCAAATCGGTAATCTTCAACGCCTCGCCAATGGCGCAATTCGTCCAATATATTCCGCTTGTCTCTATGGTTCATTTGCCTTGTCCCTTAATGCACGGACAATCTCAATCGCCCGTTCTGCCCTAATTGTTTTGTAATCCCACCATGCGCCACAGCCACATTCACGTTCTTCCAGCGCGGCGCAATCGCATAGCTTGGCGTCGGCTTCCAACGCATTGATGGCGGCTTCTATGCCAGCGTCATAGCCTGATTGCCATTCGGCTGCGGTGTCTTTGGTTAGCTGCTCTATTGATTGGCGCAGTCGCTCGTTCATTAGCTTTGACCTATGTGTAGACTGTTGGATAAATGTTTTTGCCATGCTGTGTTAGCATAATGTGCTGCATCCGGTCTGTCCCATCGGTTTCTTTCCACGCCACACCAATCCAGAATTGCCCATCGTCCATTTGCTCCAAGTGAAAGCTGGCACTTTCAAAGCCAATCACAATTTCATCAATAGTGCCGTCAGGATTTAGGCGAACTTCCACGTCCTTCTCAATGTCATTATGCGTTGCGGTCGCCCAATCAGGTATTTTTGTCATTCGTTTTCTTTCCATAATTTCCAGCGTCCATTGACTTTCTTCTGGATTGTCACAGGGCCATCTTGTGCATACACGAAGGCATAGTGCATGATTGCGGCAGAGGCCTTGCTACCTTCTGCCCATGCGACTGGTTGCCCGTCTTGGATTAGGCGATAACTTTCTGTCATTGCCCCTTTTCCCGTATCTCAAAGCCAAGGGCGTCCAGTGCGGCGCGGACATCGCCAGCCCAATGTTGCGCGACGGTGTTGAAATAGCCCAAGCTTTTAGCCACATCCACTAACGGGTCAGGCTTTGGCTTCGGGTTAAGAAAATCCAAGAGTGACACCAAGCGGTCATGGCACATGGAGGCATCCGCGCTTTTATCAAACCCAATAACAACCCGATAATTTGATAGATGTGGTTCAGTTTCAGTGACAGTGAATGCCATTTGATTATAAGCCGATGCTATATCGAACACCTTTTGCTTATAGGCTTCGACTTCGTCCACATGCTCGTTTGCTATCGTCATTTGGCGTTCAAGGTCGTGGCGTAGTTGCTCGTTTTCCAGCTTAGTAGCTTCGTGCTGTTCAATGGCGCGGCATATGGCAATGTGGCACGAAGTGTAGTCAGGGGCGTTTGGGTGTTCTCGGCGCACCTGTTTCATCAGTGCAAAGGCTTTTTGTTCAATGCTATCGTCCAATGGCTGACCACCGGAGCGGCTCCCATCGGTGTGGATTTTGCCATACTCGCTCATTTGCTTTGTTCCCGTTCCTTGCGGCGCTCTGCAAACGTCTTTCCGTCTGCACCGCGCAAAGGCCATGCGCTGTCCGATGATACTCGGTGGCTCTTGCCCATAGGGGCTGCTTGTGCTGGCTTAATCATGACCATTCGGGCCTTTCTGTGAGAAACATCATAATCATAAATGCCAGCCATATTGCGACTAGCCAAAATTGCGTCTTGCTTATCTTTGTCATTTCACTCCCCTTGTCGTATTAAAATCATAGCGGCCACCATCATAATCGTCTGATTGGTCGGTTAGGCTGTTGGTGATGGCTTCCTCAATGCCGTCGAAGGCAATGCAGTAGGCGTCCACAACTACGCACATGGCGTCAATCGCGTCCTGACTTTCAAAGCCCAATGGCCCTTCAAGTTGTTCGCCCAAAAGCGTTAGCTTGTCTGCGTCCGTTAGGGTGGCGATTAAAAGCCGTGCAGCGTCTAGATTATTAACAGCATGGCTCATGCGCTCAACTCCGTGCGGCTAACAAGTTTGAAACCACAATCGTCGCAAACAAAAATATACATCGCGTCATCTCTAATGGTAAAAATATCTCCCACCATTGAAGAGCGGTGTCCGCGTCCGTTAATCAAAGGCGCTGCGGTAACGTTGGCGCTGTAATCTTCGTTGCGCTCACCGTTTGGGAAAAACTCTGGCATACTCCAAGAGCCAAAAATGTTTTGTGTCCGTGCGAACGCATACTCAAGCGCATCTTCGTGCGGGTGCTGCTTAAAGCCAATCTGGTGGCTAGGCGCGTTGACAGCCGCAACTTGCTGCAAGCCTTCTTCGCGGTCTTTATACCAAACATTTACTATCATTAACTTTCTCCATATTGGCGGGGCGCGGCCCCTCGTTGCAATATCTAATCACTAGCAACGCTCTTTTTATATGTAAACAACTTTTTTCATATTGTGCAAAAATAATGGCGGGAAGCGCATTGCCACCCGCCATATTATTTATCCGTGGCCGTGAGCTTTATACGCATCAACATCAAATATCAGCTTGCTGAAATCCTCATCCTCAATGTTGCGGCAAACTTTGCGATACCCACCTTGCGCTGGATAGTTTCTTGTGTTTCGGTAGTAGACATAACCTTTAGCGGCCATGTCATTACGAACTGTATCGGTCAAATTCATATTTTTCTCCTTAATGGCGGGGCATCTACCCCTGCCCACCGATATAAAATTGCCCGATATATATGTAAAGCACTTTTTTCATAAGGCACAAAAAAAAGCGGGATGCACGATGCAAACCCGCCTTTTTCCTTATGCCAGCAACCGTTCTGGGATAGCCAATATCCAGCCATGATTGATAGCAGTTTGCACGAAACGGTCTTTGTCCAGTGTGTGCTGTCCTGTCGTCAACTGTGCCTTAAGTAGCAACTTGCTACCCTTTGCCACCGCTTGATGATGTTGATGACCTAGCCATTCCATGCGGTTGGTCATAGGCTCCTGTTTGCGCCTATGTTCCAAATTGAGCCGTGAGCCTTTCGCCATGCTTGCCTCCAGCCTTAAAATGGAACGTCATCGTCAAGGTCTTGGTCGTTATCCCAAGATGTGTGGTCACCCTTTGATGGGTCAACGGACGCATCTAATGGCCGTGGCTCACCCTTAGCGCCGCCTGTATCAATGCTGCCAACGCGGACGTTAAATTGTGGCTTGCCCTCGTATTCGTCGTGCGTCAATTCGCCAGAGATAAAGACCTTCGTGCCTTTCTTGATACTGCCAGCAAATGCTTCGGCTGCCTTGCCCCATAAGCTGCAACGATACCAAACGCTTCCAGCATCGCGGCCAAAGCCGTTCTTGACGCCAACATTAAAGCTTAGAACCTTGCTGTCGCGGGTGTCCCGCAATTCAGCGTCCTTGCCTACGTTTCCTGATATTGTGATATTCTGCATTATGTTTCACTCCATTTCACTTCGTTTTTTGCGCCATAGGCATAGATAAACTCAATCAGGTCGGACATTTGCGGCTTGGTTAGCTTTGATGTCCTAAACCCTATTGGGAAGGGCTGGTTATCCAAGCCCATCTCAAATTTCACTTCGTGGCCCAGTGCTGCCATAAAGATGCACTTCCACACTTCCGGTATATGCGCTCTGCCCTCTGGCTTTGCACGGCTTATATCTGACAGCATGGCCCACATTTTTGCGTTCTGGTCATCACTGCGCTTGGCTGCGCTGACGGCAACAACAGCATCCTTTGGAGCCTTGTCAATAAGCTGGTGCGCTAATCGCCTTTGATACTCACCGCGAAGCCAAACTGTTTGCGTCATCTTTTTTGCGCCTCTTTTATCTCCGCCGCCTTCGGGCTGGCTTTGCAAAACGCCTCAATCAAGCCCTCAATGTCGATACCTTTCCAGAATGTTTGCTCACCGACTGTATGCTGCTCATTATGATGCTGGCGGCACAATGGAACAACGCGCCAATCGTCTGGCTTTTGCCCCATTCCTGCACCACTACCCAGTCGCACATGAGCGCACTCAATTGGCATATCCTGACAGCCATTGATAGCGCAATGGAATGAACGTATAAAATTTAGGTGGCCCTGTGAACGCCACCGCGCTGTGCGCTTCGGCTTCTTTGCGATGCGACTAGGCAGCATTTTCAACCTCCAAACTATATTGGGCAATCAAAGCAGTTTCACCAAAGCGATTGACCACTTCAACACGCTTGGTCGCTATTTTATGGCCTTCTTTCCGCAAGTCATAAATCACTGCGCTAAGGCGATAAATGCCAAGGTCGCGCCATGCCTCTAAGGGCTGGATTGTGCCATAAGATTTTAGGTGCGATAAAACTCTATCCACTTGTGACATTAAACTTTCCTTTCTTGAATAAATGATACTCCTGCAATGTTGCGGCGAGTTGCCTCGCTACGCGCATCCTTGTCCGCAAGGTCTTGGATAAGGCGCTCAAACATTTCTGGCTGTTCGCGCAAATAGTGATTTAGGGCAGCGCGGCGGTCAGTAATTTGTGCTACCCATGTAGTCCTAAGACCAGTTGCGGAGCGGTCAGCGCGGTTTGCTGCCTCCGTCAAGATTTTGGCCTGCTTAAGTTGTTCTTCGGCAGCAAAACGGGCGTCTAAGTCATCTGATTGCCTAAGCGCATCCTGTGCGGCCTTCTGATTTTGCTCGGCAGTTTCACGCGCAATGCGTATAGCCTCCTCACGCGCAGCAATCTTGGCATTGCGATATGGTGTCAGCTTTGCCTTAATCTCGGCTGTTGCCATATCACAGCGGTCTAGTAGCGGTTTCCATTTTGCCTGCACCGCTTTAGCCGCTTCATCATGTGGTCGTTTTTCCGCTGCACGATACTCGTCGGCGTCTTTTCGCGCCTTGCGAAAATCATCAAGTAGACCATCAAGCGCGGCATCCTGCTCATCGTTTTTAACTGCATCAACGCCAGCTAAGGTGTCCGACACTAGTTGGAACAAGTCCTCAACGTGCAAGCCCATCGCGTCAACTGGCGGCGGCTGGTTGTGTCCAATGTCCGTCATGCTTCGATTTTCTTTTCTAGAGCAGCCTTAACAGCATCGAAGCGGCTTTCCGGCAATTCATCAAGCGCGTCGATTTTGTAATGCTTGCAGAGCAAGGCCAAGTCAGTGCGGGTGTAATCGACAAGCTTTTGCAATTCATCAAACTGGCTGGCACTGATAAGCTTAACGCGTGATGCTGGTTCGCTGTTGCCTGTTGTTGCATCCAGTGCGTCATGCTCAACAATGCAAAGGGCTGCCGTCCAAAGATAGCGAGTGCTATATGTCTCGCAAGCGCCGATGTTCTGTATCTCATGGCAACCCTTAAGATTAGCAGAACCCATTGGGCTATGGATAATCACTTGGCTACCATCCTCAACATCAACAATGTGCATTGACGCCGTAGTTTCAGAAAAGCTTACGACGGCGCATAAGCCAACATCGTTAAAGATTTTAAGGGCTGGCACGAGAAAGTCGGAAAGTTCAAAGTATTTATAGCCAGCGAATTTATTGTTGCCGGACTTCTTGAGAGGCAGCGCGTGAAACGCCAACCGTGCTTCGTTTAGTTTTTTATGAATTGGCATTGATGTTCTCCCTATCAAAAACGTGGAAATTTATAGCGGATTGGTTCCGCCGACCAATCTCGGACTGTCATTACGTCACCAATTAATTCAGCCAACTGCTCACCGTAGTTTGGGTGGCAAGCGCCAGCATTGATTGCCATTTCAACAAAGTCGCATGGCAAGCATTCAAAGGTTTTAGTCATGGTATGGCCGCAAACGGCGCATTTCGGTTGTGTCATTGTGTTTGCCTTCTTTATTTTGTAAAGCCCTTGTAAACACGAAAAATGGAAATTAAAAGAGTTTTTTATCAACAACCGAAAGAAAAGTTAAATGGACTATACAGCACAGGCAATTTCAGAGTTTTACGCGCTGGCGAAGGCGCACAAAATCAGGGCTTATCAGATTGCCAATGAGGCTGGCATTACTCGCGTCACGCTATCCAACTGGAAAAGCAAACGCAGTGAACCAACCCTAAGCGCATTCCTTGCCGCGAAACACGCGCTCGACCGTCTGGTTCAAGCCAAGCTGCCAAATTAAACATGAGGCGCTTCGGCAAATATCGCGCCGTTAAAATGAAGTGCGCTAAAGGCCACACTCATGACAGTAAGCGAGAGGCAATAAGGTGCAACGAGCTTCACGCATTGCAAGCGGATGGAGTGATAAGTGACCTTATTGTCCACCCGCAGTATTGGTTCGTCATCAATGGTCGCCAGCTTAAACACGCAAACGGAAGGCGCGTCGGCTACAAGGCTGATTTTGAATATGTTGAGAATGGGGCGCAGATTACGGAAGATGTAAAAGGCGTCATTGTTAGGGATTGGCCTTTGCGTCGTGCCGTTTTTATCACCCTATTCCCGCATCACCAATTGCGCGAAACTAGATAATTAATAAAAACGCTTTTAATAATCAGGATTGTTGGTTACAGGGTGGACGGGGAGCGTGAAAGGCAAGAAAACGCTCACCCGTCCTACAACGCCTAGACACAGGAGGCATCGCAATATGGTTACTACACTCAACATAACTGTAACGCAAGGGGCAGAGTTATGAGCCGACATAGCTTTGACCCCATTATTGCAAAGCAAGTTGGCTTGAACGCCGCCACCATATATCAGAACATTTTGTGGTGGGCGGAGCGCAACGCAGCAAATGACAAGCATAGCTATGATGGATATGTTTGGACTTATAACTCAATCGCAGCGTTTGGTGACCTGTTTCCCTACTTGACTTTGAAGCAAATTAGGACGGCCTTGACGAAGCTTGAGGACGACGGCTTGATTATTAGCGGCTGTTATAACAAGTCTGCTTATGACCGCACAAAATGGTATGCGCCCACTTGCCCTATAGGAAAAGCCGACTTGCCCACAAGGGCAAATGAAGTTGCCCAGAAGGGCAAACCTATACCAGATATAAACACAGATAATAAACCAGTTGTAATTATAGAGGGGTATCCAGTCTGGTTGCCTATAGATGCTTGGAAGGGATGGGTTGAAATGCGTAAGCAGCGCAAGCGCCCATTGACCGATAGGGCTAAAGCTAGGGCTTACAAAAAACTCGAAGCCCTGCACCTAGCAGGACACAACATTACAGAATTGCTAGACCGTTCGACAATCAACGGCTGGCTGGATATTTACGAACCGAAAGGAACGCAAAATGCAGGAAATAGTGCAAGCACCACAGAACCAACCAACGCAATGGTCAGAGCCGTTATTGCCAGCCAAGCTAGACGCGCTGTTGATGAGCCACGACGAGCCGACGATTGGGCCTAAGTCGGCAGAGATTTTGCAGAAGTTTTTGGATGGGCCGCGCCCACCTATGCCAGAGCGCGAACAGGTGGACGTGATGATTGCCAAGCTATCCTTGGCCACCGCGAACCAAAAACGCAGCGTGGACGAAGAAGCGGAGAGGCTTGAACTATACTGGATGACCCTACGCATTTATCCGTTGGTCGATTTACGCAGCGGCTTTCTAAAATTGCTCCGCACTTGCAAATTCATGCCGACGCCAGCCGAGATTGATAGTGTAGTGCAGGCCGAAGGCAGTGAGCGCAGACGCAAACGGGCGAGGGCGAGTTACCTGTTGCAGATACACAAGCGCGAATATGTGCCGCCACAAGAGTATGTCACAGCGGAAGAACTAGCAGAGTTACGGAGCAGCCTTCAAATTGGCCAAGACTGACGGCAGCGCGGCGACTAACTTAATGTGCGACCTCATTCGCTTCCAAGCTGGCAAGCTATCAATGGATGATATACGCAAGCATTGGGCGAAGGGGAATTATGCAGGAGCGCCAGAGGCATGGGCATTGGAAGCCATTGAACACGCAAAACGACAAAAATCATAATTAATTGAAAAAAGTGTTTGACATATAAATTGAGCAGCCCTAATCACAGTGGGTAAGCAACGAGGGGCCGATGCCCCGCCATTAAGGAAAATGACAATGATTAACAGACCTTGGATTGCAGAACGCACGGCGGAAATTAACGCTGACGCAGATGCTATAAGCAGCTTAGATATTGGCGAAGGCGTTAGTGTTTCAGGCTGGACAGACGTTGCAGCTTTTACCATTGTGAAAAAGACGCCAACAACCATGACGCTACAAAGCGACATAAGCCTTCTGACAAACTTAGATGAGCTTAAATTCCATGCTGGCGGATTTGTTGCACATTGCTCGAACCAAGAAACACAGCGTTACAGCTACCATCAAGACCCTGACGGCCACAAGATTAAGATTAGCTTGCGTAAGTGGCTGGACGCAGAAGGCAACGAGCGGCGCAAATGGAAGCGCGTTGGCAGCGGGACATTTGAAATGGGCAGCAATGCTTACGCTGGACGCAGAGCCTACCGCGATTTTAACTTTTAACCAGAGGCTCGGCCTCGCCATTTGGAGTAAGTTTATGTTAGTTAAATTTTCAACACTGCGCGATGGTGTTTTTATTGAGGTTGGCGATGGTGCAGATTACCATGCCCATTCCAGATGCTTTAGATTTGACGCAAATGGGAATGCGGAATTTGCATACTTGCATGACTTGATAAGCGAAAATCCAGCGCCAAGATGGTTTGGACATTGCTACAAAGAGCATGAATTTACTTTTGCATGAATAGAGGCAAGGCCTCGCTAGAAAGGGAATAATTATGACTGATACGACATATAACGGCTGGACAAACTATGCCACATGGCGCGTGAGAATAGAGATGTTTGATGGCGTAGATTATGCCAGCAAAAATGACCTCGACGCTTATGATTTAGGACAAATGATGCGTGATGAAGCATTGGAAATCATTGACGGACAGGCTGTTGGTTTTGCATACGATTATGCCAGAGCATTTTTGAGTGACGTTAATTGGCGTGAAATTGCTGAACGCCAAATTCAAGATTACCGCACAGAAGAGGACGCATAAATGATTTACGCAGATTTAATTCGCCAATGGGCGCAAGACCGCAACCTTATTGAAGGTAGCGACCTTAAGAGCCAATTCGTTAAGCTTATTGAGGAGGCTGGCGAACTAGCCAATGCCATTGGCAAAAAGAACGACATAGAATTTGCGGATGCCATCGGTGATATGTTTGTGGTGCTGACCATTATGGCAGCGCAAAACGGAATGCACATTGAGGATTGCATTACTGGCGCATATGACGAAATCAAGCACCGCAAGGGCCGCATGGTTGACGGCATTTTCTTGAAGGACGCATGATGTTTAATGATGACTTGAAGTGGGAAGAAGAAAAGCCAGAGGAGGTTCTGGTAGACACGCTCGGCATGACGCCTCGGCAATTAAATATGGAGCGGATAGACGCCATAGCTAGATTGTATGATTACACGGTTGAGGATATTTTGGGCAAAAGCAAGCTGAAGGCATTGGTCGCAGCAAGGCGCGAGTGCATTGTAATGTTTCGGGGCATGGGCTACTCAACCACAGAGATAGGCCGGATTATGAAGCGCGACCACAGCACTATTGTCCACGCGTTGCAAAAGAGCAGGGCGGCAACATGACACCCGCAAAGCTGAAGCTGGCCAGAATGTATTTAGGCTACAGTCTAACTGACATGGCAGACGCACTGCGCCTATCACCGACAACAGGGGCCACCACAATCCGCAAGATGGAAGCTGGCAAGGTTAATATCACTGGACCCATTATGGTCGCCGTGGATGCAATGCTAAAAGGTTACGACCCATTTGAAGGCGAGAACGACGATGACGCGCCCTAATGACCATCAAGTGGGCGGAAACCATTACGCATCCAAAAAGGTGCAGCCTTGGGAGGCAATGGAGGCGTGGATGTCTGCGGAAGCATTTGCAGGATATTTACAAGGCAATTGCATAAAGTATTTATCCCGCTATCGTGAAAAAAACGGCATTGAGGATTTGCTAAAGTGCCAACACTACCTTGCCAAACTGATTGAAATAGAAGGGCGTAAAGATGATGGCAAAATCGGATATGGCAGGCCGCCCAAGCATACACGTTTCAAGGCTGGCCAATCAGGCAACCCAAAAGGTCGCCCCAAAGGGCGGTAGAACAAAATAGAGGCTTACGAAAATGATTGAAGCACCAAAGATTGAACAGCGCAGCGTTACGGATTTAATCCCGTATGCAGCTAACAGCCGGACACATAGCAGTGAGCAAATAGGTCAGATTGCGGCCAGCATAAAGGAATTTGGCTGGACAAATCCGATATTAATTAGCGACACCAACACGGTGATTGCAGGGCATGGCAGACTTCAAGCTGCTAAGACATTGGGAATAATGGATGTCCCAGTTATTGTCCTAAGTGGCTTGAGTGAGGCGCAGCAAAAGGCGCTGGTCATTGCTGACAACAAAATTGCCTTAAATGCAGATTGGGATGATGCAGTCCTTTCGCAGCAACTGTTGGCATTGGCGAACATAGATTTTGATTTGAACAGCATCGGCTTTGCCAGTGCTGAATTAGATGACATTCTAAATGACGGGTATGAGCCAGTTTACAATCCAAGTTATGATGGACGGTCAGTAACGGAAAATGACGTAGGCAAGGCTTCGGTCGATTTGGGAAAGCAAATTGAAGGCTTGAAGGCCGATAAATCTGAAAAGGGCGTAGAAGTTATATGCCCATATTGCACGGAGACATTCAATGTCACAGGATACTAAAAGCTACAAGCGCATCATTCGGGATGGTGTGCCGCACTATGGACAGCACGTTATGCTGACCGCCGTTCACTGCAACGAGCATCTTTTGGATATGGATGCCATTGCTAGGTTCATTAAAAAGCTAGTGAAAGACATTGACATGGTAGCCTATGGGGAGCCGTTTATCGCCAGATTTGGTGGTGGGCAGGAAGAGGGAATAAGCGCGGTGCAATTGATTGAGACAAGCGCAATTACAATCCACACCAACGATAAATTCCGTGACCTATATCTGGACGTTTTTTCCTGCAAGGAATATGAAACTGGTTTGGTTTTGGACGCAGTAAAAGACTGCTTCGGCCCAACTGACATTTCCTTTGAGGAGGTGTTCCGCAAATGAGATTTTATCCCGATGAAATCGTGCCAACATTTAGCCATGAGCCAAGCGCCCATGATTTTGAAATTAAAGAGTTTGACGGCGGCGTAGGTGTAGCCACCCTAAGAGCCTTTAAGAAGGGCGAAATGCTTTTTAGGTTCTCTGGTGTCCTGTCCGACAAGATGACGCTGCACAGCCTTACAACGCCTGACAACAAGCATTTGCATGACCCGTGGTTCATGGGCCGCGTCTTGCACCGCTGTGAGCCTAATTGTCACGTTGACATGAAGCTTCTGCAATTTACGGCATTAAGGGACATTGAAGCTGGTGAGTGGGTAACAATGGATTATCTGCAAACAGAGCAATTTTTGTTTCGTGACTTCATGTGTCACTGTGGGCCGATGGCTTGCGGTGGCAAGAAGAAGGCGCTCATTTCAAATGCAAGCGTTATTTCCGAAATGGAAAGGGCGCAGTTCCTTCTATCGCAGGCGCATTGGCGTTTTGCGAAGACCTTGGCCTATATGCCTCATTATTATACCCGAAAGGCTGATTGGGATAACCAAGACGATTTTGTTTGGGTGTGTGACTTCATTAATAGGACGGCAACGCAAGACACGTTCAAAATGACGGGCAAATACGTTTATAATTATCTTTACGCTGGAGAGTGGAAATACTGGGTGATGGAGCGGGACAAAGCGCCACAAGACCAGATATTAATCAACAAAGCTGACCCAAGATTGGTTTATAAATGAAGATATTTCTGCCCAATAAAAACGTCTGGGATATGGCGTTTGAAAGAATGGAGCAGCTATTTGATGAATTTGACGACATCATCATTGCCAACTCTGGTGGCAAAGATAGCACCGTCACGATGCAAGTATGCCTAGCCGTCGCTGAAAAGCGGGGCAGGCTACCCGTTAAAATGCTATTCATTGACCAAGAATGCGAATATCGCAACGTCATTGAATATATGCGTAATGCTATGGCAGACCCAAGGGTGGAGCCTATCTGGCTGCAAATGCCTATCAGGATTACGAATAGCCTGTCTCAAGATGAGCCTTGGCTTTATTCATGGGAAGAAGGCAAGGAGTGGATGAGGCCGCAGGAGCCAAATTCAATCAAGGAAAATGTTTTTGGATGTCATGAGTGGTCATCTGGTTCTAATGACATTTTCAAGGCAGTGCTGGATTATTATTATCCAGATAAAAAGGCTTGCTATGTATCCGGCGTAAGGGCTGAAGAAAGTCCCACCCGATTGGCTGGCCTGACCACCAACCGAACATATAAGTCTATAACGTGGGGCAAGATACTCAACAAAAGCAAGCACCATTACACATTTTATCCGATATGGGATTGGTCGCTATCCGACGTGTGGAAATCAATTCACGATAATGGATGGGAATACTGCAAGATATATGATGAACTTTACCGCTATGGCATACCACCGCAGCGCATGAGGGTTTCCAGCCTCAACCATGAAACTGCCATACACAGCCTTTTCTTTTTGCAGGAAATTGAAAACGACACATGGAACGCGCTGGTGAAAAGAACCAAGGGCATCAATCAGGCTTCTCACATTCAAAAAGAGGAACTAATGGCAATTAGCGTTTTGCCACCGATGTTCAAAAGCTGGATGGAATATAGGGACTACCTAACAGAGAACCTGATAACCATTGAAGAACACAAAATTGCGTTCCGCAAAAAGTGGGCAGAGATGGATATATTGTATGATGAGATGCACGAAGCTGACGTGCTGCATAAGGCGCAGATTAAAAGCATACTGGTGAACGACTATCAGTTTGTAAAGATTAGCAACTTCTTAAACACGCCACAAATTATTGCCTATAGGCAGTGGAAGGGTGGCAAGCTTGGTGACAGGGTGCGGGACAAAGCAATGCTAAAGCACATTAAGCCACAATATCTTGAGGAACTGCAAAAATGACTGACAACATAAGCCAGAGCGTCATTGACCACATGAACACCCTGCCCGAAGCAGATAAAATAAACTGGGTAGAGGGACTGAAGGCATTAATTGATGCAAGCCACCCGCTCAACACGCAGCCTGTAAACCGTATACGATGGGTGGACATTAATGATGTGCAGGCCAACGACTATAACCCTAATAGCGTTGCCAAGACAGAGATGGGATTGCTTTACACATCCATCTTGCATGACGGCTATACGCAGCCTGTTGTCACAATTTGGGATGATGAGATAAAAAAATATATCATCGTTGATGGCTTCCACAGATACTTCACTTGCAAAAGCAATCCAGACATTTTGGCGAGGAATTGTGGGCGTTTGCCCATTGTTGTGATTGACAAAGACATCAATGACCGCATGGCCTCAACGGTGCGTCACAATAGGGCGCGTGGAAAACATAGTGTGACAGGTATGTCAAATATGGTATTCTCAATGCTGGAAAACGGATGGGAAGATAAGGCCATATGCAATGAATTGGGCATGGAGCCGGATGAATTGCTAAGGTTGAAGCACATTACTGGGTTCAGCAAACTGTTCTCAAACACGGAATATCAAAAAGCTTGGGTGACGAAACGCCAGCTTCAATTGAAAAAAGAGTATGACGACAATGACGAGCAAGGTTGATTGGGACGCGTTAAAATATGACTATATGTTTAATAGCGTCACGTTCGTAGAACTGGCCAAAAAATATAAAGTCAGCGAAACGGCGATACGCAAGCAATCATCGCGCAACAACTGGCCTCTGGAAAAGCAACAGGCGTCAGAGAAGGTGCAGAACAGCGCGTTTGATTTAATGCAGGAGCAACGCTCTGTCCAACTGGCACAATGGAATGATGAGGACATTAGGCTTGCCCGTGCCTTGAGGGCTAAGGCGGCGCAAATGATGATGGACAGCGGCAAGGCAGATGCGGCCACACTTAGGTCAATTGCGTCAGTAGCAGACACGGCGCAAAAGATTGCGCGATTGGCGTTTGGCGTGTCCACCGAAAACGCAACGGTAACAAACAAAGAATTGCCAATATCAATTCATGAGTTTTGTTAGTGACCCTTTCACCAACACAATTAGCCTTCGCCACTTCGCTTGACCCATTCCCCGCCTTTGTTGGCGGCTTTGGTTCTGGGAAGACGGCGGCTGCAATAGCAAGGACAATGGCACTTAAAATCCAAGAGCCTAACTGCGACCTTGCCTATTATCTGCCGACCTATTCTCTGGTAGAGGATATTGCATTTAAGCGGTTCCCCGAATTGCTAGAGCGGCGTGGTTACGCGCACAAAATAGTGCGTTCTGGTTCGCCTTGCATATCATTTCCAGGTCGTGGAAAGATTATCTTCCGCACAATGGAGCGCCCAGAGCGCATTGTCGGTTACGAAGTGGCGCATAGCGTGGTGGATGAGTTGGACACGCTGCCCCTTCACAAGGCCCGTGACCTATGGAACAAGGTTATTGCCCGTAATCGTCAAAAGGGAACGCTGCCCAATACTGTTGCAGTAGCAACAACACCAGAAGGCTTTAGGTTTGTTTATGACCGATGGGTAAAGAACGGCGGGGCTGGCTATAAGCTGTTTAAGGCCCGAACAATAGACAACGCAGCCAATTTGCCTGAAGGATACATTGAGAACCTACAGGCGTCATATCCACCCGCATTGCTTTCTGCATATTTAGATGGTGAGTTTGTCAACCTTACTGGCGGCGCAATTTATGCAGAGTTTGATAGGCAGCTTAACCAGACCTTTGAAACGGCAGTAGCTGGTGAGCCTATACACATAGGCATGGACTTCAACGTCATGAACATGAGCGCAGTAGTTTGTGTCATGCGTAATGGCGTCCCGCATTTTGTGGATGAGATAACGGGTGCGCGTGATACGCCACAAATGATTGATATTATACGCAACCGCTATGCAGGGCATCAGATATTTATTTATCCAGATGCAAGCGGCAGTGCCACCAAGAGCGTTAATGCAAGCTTGTCAGACATAACACTATTGCGAACCGCTGGCTTCACTGTGCTGGCACATAACCGCAACCCAAGCATCAAGGACAGGGTGCTGGCAGTAAACCAAATGATATTGCGAGATGGTGAGCGCAGGCTCTTTGTAAACCCTGACAAATGCCCATCATTGATTGAGTGCTTAGAGCGCCAAATTTACGCTAAAAACGGTGAGCCGGATAAAAGTGCTGGCTTTGACCACTTAAACGATGCGATTGGCTACCTTATTGCATATAAGTATGGTATTGGTAGGGGAACGGTTTCCTTTGCTCAAATTTCTGGGGTATAAATGTCTGTATCCAACACAAACACCGAATATGACGCTAACCGCTTTAAGTGGAAGCGTTGCCGCGATGTAATAGCTGGGCGTGACGCTCTAATCCAGAACTATGTTAGCAACCAACGCTACACTGGCAGCCTTTACAACCCGTCGTTTGATACGAACAACTATCTGCCACGGCTGACAGGCCAGACAGATATTGAATATATCAGCTATCAGGAACGGGCCGCTTTCTTTAATGCCAGCGCACGAACCCTAGACGCCTTTACTGGCATGATATTTGCTAAAGACCCAGTTTACAAACTGCCGACTGCGATTGAGCCTTATGCCAATGACATTACGCTTAGTGGCGATAACTTGCGCGAGTTTAGCGAACAGGTTGTTGAGGAGCAAATAGCCGTAGGCCGCGTTGGCATCATGCTGGATTATCCAGCCAATGCACCAACCGACATTACTATTGCCGCTGCCGAGGCGTTAAACATTCGCCCATTCTTGCGCTATTACACCGCCGAAAGCATTATCAACTGGCGCACTAGTTATAAGAATGGCGCACAAGTGCTGACAATGGTTGTGCTTAAAGAAACCATAGACGTTCAAGAGGATGAATTTACAACTAATGAGGTTGTGCAGTTTCGCGTCCTTGACCTGACGGAAAAAGGTTATCGCGTTCGCGTTATGGATGAAAGCAATGCGCTTAAAAGCGAAGTCTATCCGATACGGAACGGTGGCACATTGTCATATATCCCGTTTGTTATCCTTGGGGCTAACAGCGCAACAGCAACAGTGCAAAAGCCACCTTTGCTTGACCTAGTGGACACAAACCTTGCTCACTATCGCAACAGCGCCGACTATGAGCATGGCTTGCACTTCACTGGCCTGCCGACACCATACGTTGCTGGCGTTCAACTACCCGAAGGTGCAACGCTTTCAGTCGGCTCAATGAGCGCGTGGATATTCCCCGACCCATCCGCCAACGCTGGCTATCTTGAGTTTAAGGGCGATGGCCTAAAGACATTGCGCGAAGCCCTGAAGGACAAAGAGCAGCGCATGGCTGTATTGGGCGCACGGATGCTTGCCGACGATAAGCGCACTGCTGAAGCCTTTGGCACGGTAGAATTAAAGACTGCTGGCGAACGCTCTATCCTTGCGTCAATAAGCCGCTCTGCATCTGATAGCATTACCCGTGCATTGAACTGGATGGCTGAATGGG